TAGTCCTCCACGCGGTCAGCACCGTCAATCTGTCCACAGTCAGCACCTACGAGCATGATGAAGTCAGCACCCATGATTGCTGCTAGGTGCATTGCCCCATGCAGGCTCGAGGAACCGTAAGCGATAGTGCCCTGCTTTGGTGTGTGGGATGTGAGGGGATTCCATGAGGATCCTGGTGGCCTGTCATAGTTTGTGGGTGCTGTCACCAGGTGTTCTGGCTTCTCACCCTGCCAAGGCTCATAGGAGAGTGTGTCTCGCTCGATGGTGACTACAGTGCCACAGTCAGAGAGCAAGTCTCTCGCGTTTGCATGATAGTGACTGAAGGCATAATCAGGGTCATGCCCTAGAGCTCTTGCACTGAAGTTAGTTGAGACCGTTACTTTGTCATGGAAGAACTCAGGTGTGATGAAGTTGAGGCTAGGGCCAGAACCTAACACCCAAACGGTTTCACCCTCATGCTTATCCTCTAAGTCTGCCAGCTCCACCATCGCCCCTATCGAAGTTCACCCACTCATAAATGACATTCAGGAACTCCCTGATGTTCAAATCTTTCATGCGATCAAAGTCATCCTCAGTGAACGCCATCTCAGCCATATCGAACAGGAGGAGCAGGTCTGACCCATCCTCCCTAAACTGTGCCTCTTTCAACGCAAACAGCATCTCTACAGGGAGTGTGAAAAAGTTGCGAGCGATAGCGCGGAAGTCACCAGAGATAACCTCAACAGGTGGGAGATCCTGTGACTGCATAGAGTGCATGATGCGCTCAAACTCGAACTCATCACTCATAGTAAGTCCACCCTACCCCTGAAGGGCACACCTTTCTCTAGCTCAAAACAGGTGAGTGCTGTTGTACTGTCACCGCCTGCACCGTTCATGCGTGTGTACCAGTCTGAGCCGTTATCCATTGTGGAGGCTTGCACCCACCATCTTTCTCTGCCCTCTGTGCCTGCGAACTGTTCCACGCGGTGATGGTGGAAGTGACCTGTGACCATGAGAGTGGCTGCTGCCAGATAGCTGGTGTTGAACACTGCTTTGGTCCAGAAGCTTTGGAAGGAATCAGGGCGTGCTACCTGGTGTCCATGAATCGCCCCCAGCACATGCTCACCGTTACCAAACACATCAAACGCAAACCCCTCATCATGAGGGTGAGGGATAAGCCAGCGTTCCACAGGCAGCCCCACCTCAGTAGCGAGCCTCCTGAGCTGTTGCAAGATGACAACACCCCAATCATCCTGACCTGGTTTACCCACAGCTGCTTTGTTCACCCTGAATTGGCAATGGTTAGAAGCTACTGAGCCGTAAGTCACTGGAGCGTATTTGCCTGCAAGTTTGATGAGGTCCCACAGGAGGGCGCTTGCAAGGTCTACCTGTTGCATAGGGCTGAGAGTATTGGTGATGAGCTGATCCATGTCAGCCTTATTGTTCACACCCTCGATGACATCCCCCATGTCAAGAATCACAATGTGGTCATAGTTGCCAGTTTTCAGCTTCTGCTCTACGCGCTCATAGGCTGCGTGGATGCGCTGAATGGACTCCTCATGACCGCCACGCGACCCCCCTTTGCCGATCTGGAAGTCAGCAGGGCAAATCACATACACCCTGTCAGAGCTCTTAGGTTTAGGAGTCTTAGCCTTAGTGCGCTTAGCCTGAGCGTACAGAGTGGGCAGGTCAATGTCAGTGACTTTCCTGCGGAAGTGGAACCTGTACGCTGTCAGCCACAACCCATCCCACCGCTGCCATTGAGAAGTGCGAGGAGTCCCCACAATCTCATATTCCTCAGGACTGTAACCGCGCTCTGCCAGGAACTCATCAAAGTTAGGTGGCTCAGCCAAACCCTCAGTGGTCGCTGTCCCCTCGTTGCCGTCAAACTCCAAAGATGGTCTGAAGCCTTGAGGAGCCTCAACTTTTTTCGCTGGTTCCAGGTTCTCTAGCATGAGCACTCTTTCCTGCGATGCTTCCGAATGGATTTCTCGCTAATGTAAACACCACGCTTAGTGAGCTCAGCAGCTAACCCATTGTTAGACCACTCGCCAAGGTTAGCAATCGCGTTCATGAAGATAGTGCTGTCGTTCTCATCCAGGCTGTCTGCTACCTCGCGCACTTTGCAAGGGAACACTCTTACTGGGGGAGTCAAATCTTCGAGCATGAACATTCCACCTTTCATTGAAACTAGAGAAAGTCTAACCCCTCACCTACGACAATGGGAGTTATTTTGATGAATGCCCCAGGTTCTCGCGTGTCTGCATAACACTTCCAGGCAGTCACATGCACAACCTGATCGTCATCCTCCCAGACACCAGCATCAGTGAGACCGTCACACACACCGCGCACTAGTTTGTCTAAGTCTGGTGGTTTGATAGGCCAAGGGCGTTTCTCTCTGGAGATTGTGGCAGGGCGTTCAATGTAGAAAGTCACCTCAAGATGCACAGGATCCGCGACAGTCTCCCAGTCCTCATCCTGCATGATTGCGAGTGCTGCAGTAGTTATCTCTTTGCGCCATGCAGGGAGATACTT